TCAACTAATTCAACTAACCATTTTTCGTATGTATCTTCTTTCTTACCTTTTACATATCTAAGGTAATATTTTCCTTTTGGGATAATGCCAATTAATGCTAGATATAATTGCTTGGGTTCTAATATTTCAGTATAAGGTTGTATCTCTGAAATGACAGATATCCAATCTGGGTTCATTGAGATAAAACGATGTACCATATAATTAGACCAAGTCTTTTTATCTGCATCATCCAACTTATCCCAATATTTTGGGTCTTGTTCAGTTGTAATTGCCTTTATATGGTCGAATAGTGATTTGGCCATTATTCCTGTTCTACTTTTAAACCAGGAGGTAATACTTCATTAAGTACCTCGCCACATTCACCACATAGAAATAATTCTACCGGTAGGACTTCATCCTTTGGTTTACCTGTTAATAACTTAGATATTTTTCTAAATCCAAATCCTTGTACAAAAACTTCACCACCACATTTGTTACATGCAATTGATGTTGTTTTTTCTAATGGGATTTCAACTTCTTCATTTTGTCCACCAATCGGTTGACCACCTGCTCCTAAAATTTGTGCCATATTATTTTATTTTATAACCATTAATAAATCCATTTCTCTACATAAGAAATATTCAGTATCATCTAATTTAATTTTTTGAATATTCATTCCACCATGTGGTAATAATACCTTATCACCTACTGCTACTTCCATTGGAATTTTAGCACCATTTTGTGTATAAATACCATTACCTACTGAAACGATTATACCAAATTTATTATCACCATCTTGAACAGTGTCTGGTATGATGATTCCACCAATCTTTTTTTCTCCTGAATCTACTTTAATTAGGACTCTATCTCCTAATGGTTTTGCTAATTGTACTTCTGTTGACATATTTTTATTTTGTTTTGATTTAATCGAACCATTGTCTACGATTCGTTTTTACATTCTTTACTCCATTTTTCTTTAATATTTCTCTACCTTTCTCTTTCCATTTTCCAACAACACTTGAATCTTTTCGTTTGTGTGCTGCTAATTGGTCTAAGTATGAAAAGAAATCATCCTCTGATAGTTTCTTTAAATCATTATCCGTTAAGGGATTGTTTGGGTCGTATGTTATCATTATATCCGTATTTATCCTTAAATATACGAAATTATATCCGTATTACCAAATTATAAGGATACTAATTTTTGAAGATATTCTTCAATTTTTTCGGGTTTACTTCCTATTAGGGGTGTTTCTACTATATTTCCCTCAAAGACTCCTAGAAAGGTAGGTATATTCGTTAAATTGATAATGCTTCTACTCTTTGGTGATTCATCTGCATTGATATAAACAAATGATATATTTTCATAATATGTGTATAATCGTTGAAGATGGGGTTTTATCTTCGCACAATCAGGACACCAATCTGCGTAGAACATTATGAATACCTTAGAATGGTTATTAATAATTTCTTTAAGATTATCATTAACCAACTCTATCATATCACATCGTTTATTTCGATAAGAGTTGCCATAAAACAAATCTCCTTATCTACAATCATAGCATCTTTATATTGCCCTTGTGCGAGAATCATAATTACGGCAGAAGTATTACCCACTGCATAATCATTTACCTTTTCGTAAAGATGTGTATATAATTCAGTAAAATCTTGTATACGGGAATCTGCAACTGCTTGTCTTAGGTTTACATAACGATTTCTCTTATCATCTTTTGATTTAAGAATATCTATAATTTTTACTCTAACATCTGCATCAGATATACTACTACTATCAATTTTTAATATCCCCTTTGAGGAATTGAGTTGACAGGTATTAATAATTTTACGAATATCTGGATATGATGAATCTACGATTGGAACTAATTCTTTTAATTCAAATTGGATTCTCTCCTCCGTTAATATTTTGCTAATTTGAACCGCAACATCTTTTTTAGTTGGTGGTATAATCTGAAAGGTTTGACATCTACTTTGAATTGGGTCAATAATTTTCTCCACATAGTTACACGTCAAAATGAATCGACAATGTTTACTAAATGTTTCCATTAGATTTCTAAGAATCGCTTGAGCCTGAGGAGTCATATAATCAAACTCATCTAAGATAACAATTTTTATATCTTTAAACCCAATTGTAGATGCAAATGATTTTACTTTATTACGGACAGTATCCACATTGTTTTCATCAGATGCGTTTAGTATCATAAAATCACAATTGATTGAATTAACAATCAACTTTGCAAGTGTAGTTTTACCTGTTCCGGCTTTACCATATAAAAGTAAATGTGGGACATCACCACTTTCAATATAATCACGAATCTTTTGTTTTAAGTGGTCATTACCAACATAATCCTCTAATTTCTTAGGACGATATTTTTCAACCCAAAGTGTATTGGGGGTTTCTTCTTTTATATTTTCTTCGAAAAATGCCATATTATTTATTTTGTGTTGTATCCGTATTATATTTTGCTAATTCTTCAGGTGTAGCAAATGGTTCAGGAGGTTGTTCAGACCAAAATTGTTGCTCCAATTCAGGTGTCCAATCACCATCATCAATTGCACCAAAAAAATCATTTTCTAACGTCTCTAATGATTCATTTATATTTTGTATAGTTGGAGAATTGGGACCGTGTTCCGGTTGCCATTTTGGTTCATCAGATACTTCCGACAGAACTTCTTTGAGATAATCCCATTGTTTTGGAGTAATATTAAATTCATGTACTCCGGCAGTATAACCTTTCAACCAAATGATAAATTCTTTTGATGTCATTATGTATAAATATTATTTGTTTTATTTCTTAATAAGGATAAATTCTCTGAAATAGTTCATTTCATTATAAATCCAATCTAAAATTAATTTCTTATTATGTTTAATTTTAGGTAAATTTTCTAAGTATATTTGTTTAGCATCTTCTAATGATATTTTTTCTAATGCTTCAATTACATAATCCATTTGTTTAATTGGGTCTTCAGTTTCTAAAAATAAAGGATTGATTCCTAATTCTTTTATAAAGATATGACCTCCCAATTTTTCAAATTCCCTATAAAATTTATTTGCACCTACTGAAATGAATAACTTTTCAAAGAATACTCCATGATATGTTTTTTCAGACCAAAAATCAAATAGTTTATTAAATAGTATATGAGTTTCGCCTACTACCTCAATATAACTTTTGTTATAATCTTTATTAATAATATTTTCAGTTGAATATTCAAATCGTTTATGTTCACCCAATGGGTCATAAATCTTATCGTAGTGTGATAATGGTTTATAAAATTCAGTATTCCAATAATCGTATACCTCTGGTTTAATTAAATTAGTTCCATCGGTATTTGGATTTTTATTTCCTACTTGCATTGCGTATTCTGCAAAAAAGAATTTATTCATAGTTACATACCCTTTATCAACTAAACCATTTTCTATAATTTTGTTAATAAAATATAATCTATGATAACGTGGTTTACCGCCTAACATTCCAAATACCTTTTCTCTATCTTTAATTGGGTCTACTAATCTATTTAACCAATCGTAAAATGTTTCTTCGCCATTTAGGATTTGTTGCCAATTATTTGGTGATACCTCAAATGCAAGAATGTCATAAATGTAATTCCAAAGTGAATTGAATGTATTCACCTTAGTATTTTTTAAACCTTCAAATAATGGATAATCAGCCATTTTAATGTAATCAAACTCATAATCATTAATACACCCCACATAATGGTCTGCTTCATAATCTAATGGTTCAAAATATGATAATCCAAAAGCAATTCTACAATTACGTTCCTTATATACTTTTTCAAGTTGTTTTACAAAACCAATACCAAATACTCTAAACAGTTTAACCCATACCCCTACAAATTGCCACCTATCTAAAACAAAAGTGGTATTTTCGGGTGGGTTGATAAAGATAGAATGTTGGTTAGTATCAAAAAAATTATAATTTGTAATTTCATGTCCTTCGTGATTACGTTTATTCCATACAATAAGATTCTCATCAAATTCAGTAAATAACTTAATCTGAAATTCGCTACCTTCATGTGTAAGATTGAATATTTTATATTCGTTAGTAGCATCTAATTGTTTGAATTTAGATTTACCAAATAAGGAAAATAACTGAGGTTCTCTTGATACTATATTAATCATAATTATGGTTTGTAAAATACAAATATTGGTTCAAACTTATAAGCTTTACCATCGTGTTTAACTGCGTTTTTAATACCGGTTTTAGAAGGGTCTAATCCTACCATTCGGGTCATCAACATTTTTAATCTACCTTTATACTCACATCCCAATTCAGTTAGAATATCAATAGAATCTTGTTCCAATGCATAATAGGTATCCTTACCAATTTTAATATCGGCAATGTTCCATAGAATGTATCTATCATTTTTAAGATAATCATAAATGGTAGTTAAAGTAGGACGTAAAAAGTTTTGTCTCCAATCCTCATACTCACCATATGCTTTGAATGATTGATTCTCATCTTGTGAATATTGTTCTCTATTAAAATATGGAGGTGATGTGAATGCTAAATCCAATTTACCTGCAT